TCTCTGTAGGATCTCCATCTTACTGGAGAAAATATCTTTATACTAACTCAGATAATATTTTTGGTCTTGGTGGTAATCAAATTGGTATTATAACAACTGGATTCACAGGCGTTGCCAGCACTGATTTTACTCAGTTCAGTGATGGTGGATGGGATCAGGATGCTGACGGAATTGTGTTTAATAGTTGTGGACAAACAAACTTAGAAATTGGAAATGGAACCAATTATGGAGGAAAGACTGGTATCGGAAGCACTGGTGCACTTGATTCTGGTTTAGGTGATTTAATTGCAGGATATCAAACGTTTGAAAGTGACACAGTAGATAATGTAGATTTCTTATTGATGGGTTCTGGTAAGTATGGTCAGGACAGTACAAGACAATTAGCAACTACACTCATTAGTGTTGCAGAAGAGAGAAAGGATGCAGTCGCATTCATCTCACCATCAAGAGATTGTATATTATCTGATACAAAGGATGCATTTTCAGCAACAGTATATGATGATCAAACAATCACTGATAATGTTGTTGAGTTTTATGACACAATAACATCATCTACCTTCGCAGTATTTGACAGTGGGTACAAATACATGTATGATAGGTTTAATGAAGTGTTCCGTTATGTTCCATTAAATGGAGACA